TAAATTATATAATGAATATTATTCTACAGGATATATAAAGTTCTAAATAACTCATATTTATAATAAACAACGATTATGACCAATTTTGATGATATAACGCTTTTTGGTAATACTTCATTGTCAGACATATTTAAGCAGATACATAAAAATAATAAATCTGTTGATAGTCAGATCAATGAATTAATAGGGGCTATCAAGCCTCTTGCATCATCTAATGCTGGTTCTGCTGTAATGTTAATGCCTACTATAAAAGATCTAATTGATGTTAACGTAAAAAATAATGATCAATTAATAAAAATGGCTGGGATAGCACAGCGAGCTACTAATAATTCGTCTTCAACTAGTGAATCGTTGATAGATATGAGCGAAATTCAATTATTGTTAGACGAACAAAATGCTATTAAGGAAGAAGGTACAAAACTGTTAGAGGCTGCTCAGAAAGATTTACAAAAACGTTTAGAATAAAATGGCTTTAAAATACGGTTTAAAAGGTAGTAACCAAATAAGCAACCCTGTAAAGAAAAAAACTACAGAGCAAAATGAAGCTTCTATTTCTTCATATGGAAAGGTTTTTGGGGTAGTTACTGGTATTAATCTGCCTACTGCCAAGATGTATGAAAAAGCAAATAAAAGGGTAGGAGCCGTATTTTATAAAGACTATTATGCTAGCCGAACTGAAAATGGAAGTTTGACAGATGATTTTTTAAATACATGTGATATTGCTTACCCTTTCTACAGTAATATTCAAGACTATCCTTTATTAAGTGAAATAATTCTTATACTACCAGGAGCATCTATAGGGTCTCAAACAAAAAAAGATACTAAAGGAGATATATCATATTGGCTATGTACTGTTAATCTTTGGGGAAACAGTGAACAAAATGCTCAATCTTCTGATAGTAATTCTCCTTTAGGAAAAACATATAATGAAAATGGAAATATAAAAAATTTAATAACATATGAAGGCGATTATATATTATCTGGTCGAACAGGCCAATCTATTCGTTTCGGTAGTACCGTTGGATTATATAGTAATCCTGATAACCCAAATTATAACGAATGGAGTAAAATAGGAGACAATGGAAGTCCTATTTTAATACTTTCCAACGGATTAAGTTTTAATAGTACCCCACAACCTTTATACTCAGAACGAATAAATAAAGATGCTTCTTCCATTTATTTAACGTCAACTCAGGCTTTACCTATAGAAATAGATTCTACCGGTTTAAAATCTCCATTAATTGGAGAACCAACATCACCTGATTCTTATAATAGTTCACAAGTTGTACTAAATGGTGATAGAATATTAATTAATTCTAAAAAGGATGAAGTGATGTTATTTTCTAAAACAAATACTATCTTAAAAGGAAATGGAATTAATTTAGTAGGAAATTCTATTCAACTTACTTCAAATGATATATATTTAGGTAAAAACACAGATGGTTCTTTACCTCTTGAACCCGTTTTATTAGGTTTTAAAGTAATAGATTTATTATCTGATTTAGTAAAAGCATTACAAACATTTACTACTACTGCTTCTCCATCAGTTGATAGTACAGGAGCACCTATTCCTACTTTAAAAGCAGCTGCTGACCGTCTTAATACTGATTTGGAAAAGGTAAAAGATATGTTTAAACCTGAAAATACTGACAAATATATAGCTTCTAACCAAGTATTCATATCATAATGAACGTATCATCTTTAATATCACCAGGAATAACTAAAACTTTAACCAGTACTGGCTTACCTAGTGCTTTTGGTGATCAAGTTAAAGAAGCAGCAAAGAAAAAAATAATATCTGCTGCTTTAGGACAGGTTCAAATTCTTCAACAAAAATTAGAAGATATAATAAAGAAAAAATTAGAATTAGAAGTAACACATAAATCTAATCTAAATAAATTAGAAAATCAGTATCAACCTAAACCTCCAACTAAACCTACATTAACCGAGGAAGAATATAAAGAAGCAGTAGCAAGTGAAAATGCTAGATACGCTGCTGAAAAAGAATCATTAAATAACCAACAGCAAAATACTGAAAATCAGATTCAAAGCATAACTAAAGATCCTAAAAAACGTAGAAAAGATAAACAGAAAAAACAAAAGGACAAACAAAAACGAAAAGATATTAGAAATAAAGCAAATAAAACAAAAGCTATTTCTGCTTTAATAAGCAGTACAACTAAATCATTTGCCCCTCTTTTAATATTGAGTGGAACTATTTTAATTTCTAAATTAGCAGTTCAAAATAGTAGTCTTCAAACTTTAGTAGACAATACTAACGATATAATAGATAACGCTCAAACCCCAGAACAATTAGATAATGCTCGGGTAAGTCGTAACTCAGCTTATAATGTTTTAGATAATAATGAAAGAACATTTACAAGAATTCAAGAAAGTTTACAAATTATTCAAATTATAATCACAGTAACTCAAATATTAATTCCTTTATTATTCCTACTCCCAGTTCCTCCTTTACCGCTAATTGAAGAACTTCAAAAGAAATTATCGTTAGCCCAAATTGTATTAGCAACACTGACTGCTCTTTTAATTCCTATAATTGATGAATTAAATGATTTAAAAGCTCAATTAAAAACTGTTGATAATAAATTAGATATAGAAACTATAAACACAAATTCACTTGATAATCTCAATGCATTATTAAATGATATTAAACAACCAAAAGATGAAATTTATAAAGGATTTAGATTAAGAATTAAAGAAGATCAAGATCCTCGTACTTTTGTTAAAGACAGCATTAAACGCCACTATGCAGCTGCGTTTGATAAAGATAATGTAGAAGTAGTTAAAAGTGATTATTCGTATACATTAGAACCACAAATATTAATAGATCAATTAAAAATAATTATAGACCAACGAAATTTACAAGCTTAAAATATTTATACGTATGAATGTAAAAACATTTAAAAATTTAATCAAAGAGGCAGTAGCCGAAGCAGTTCGCGAGGAATTACATGCTATTTTAAATGAAAATAAACCAGCAAAACCATTGCAAGAAAATAAAACATTTAATTTTACTAGCAATGATGTTTCAGCCGCAGGTGATGTAAGAGCACAATTGAGAAGTAAAATGGGAGCCATGTTTGGTTTTGAACAACCTACTGTATCTAATAACGGTGTACCGTTAGTTGTTGATAAAACCAATGAAAATCCATTTACTAATTTTATAATGGATGCTGCATTAAGTATGACTGCTCAGGATAAAGCCGGTTTAAGTAATTTAGGATAACATGCCCATACCTCAAGTAACACGTATAGATCCCTTAGATTTGCAAAAAAATATTGCTATTGGGGTATCTCTACCTTTTAATGGACCCGGGGTATTTAATAAAACATATAGTACTAAAGATCAAATAAAATCTAACGTTATTAATCTTTTATTAACAAATAGAGGTGAAAGAATAATGAACCCTAATTTTGGGGCTGATATAAAAGATCTATTATTTGAGGGGATGACAGATAATCTTAAAAGTATAATTCAAGATAGAGTAGCTGCTTCATTTACAACTTATATCCCACAAGCAAGTATAAGCAATGTTGATGTGGTTTTTAGCGAAGATACAAATACCATAAACGTAACAGTTAATTATACCTTAAATATTTCAGGAACCCCAGATCAAGTTACTATAGAATTTCAATAAAAATGGCAAATAATATATCATACATAAATAAGAGTTTTGGTGATTTTAAAGCGAATTTAATAAATTACGCTAAAACATATTTTCCAAATACATACAACGATTTTTCGGATGCGTCTCCAGGAAATATGTTCATTGAACTAGCCTCTTATGTAGGTGATGTAATGTCATTTTATTTAGATACACAAATTCAAGAAAACTTTTTATTATATGCTAAGGAAAAAGAAAATTTATATGCCATGTCTTATGTTATGGGATATAGACCTAAAGCATCATATGCTTCTTCTGTTGACTTAGATGTATATCAAATAATGCCTTCTACTATAAATGTAGTAACAGGAGAAACTGTACCTAATAATACAGTATATGGTTTAATAATCCCAGCTAATACAAATATAACTTCAACCTCTACCGGAATAAATTTTATAACAACTGAAGCGGTAGACTTTACTGATTTAACAGGAGCTGAGGTAAGTTTTGTAGATAGTAATTTCTTTTTAATTAAAAAAACAGTTAAAGCTATATCAGCTGAAATAAAAACTTCTACTTCTACTTTTACCACACCACAAAAATTTCAAACTGTTACTTTAACTGATACTAATATATTACAAATTTTAGACGTAACAGGAAGTGATAGTAACCAATGGTATGAAGTACCTTATCTAGCTCAAGGAACAGTATACCAAAAGATAGCCAATACCGGATCAGATGCTTCTCAAGTTCCTTATTTATTACAACTACAAAGAACCCCAAGACGATTTGTATCTAGATTATTATCTGATAATACAGTACAACTAGAGTTTGGAGCTGGAATATCTAATACTTCTGATACTAATATTATTCCTACACCAGATAATATTCAATTAGGATTAGTTCCTGGAATTTCGGATTTGTCTAATAACTATAATAAAGCATCTGTATTTTTTACTAGAGAATATGGTTTAGCTCCATCTAATACTACACTACAAGTTAGATATTTAGTTGGTGGTGGTATAACATCAAACGTACCATCAAATGATTTAACACGTATAGATACCGCTGGAGTATATTTTAAGAA